CAAATTAAATCTAAGTTGGCAACAAAGGTTGATAAGATTGACGGAAAAGGTTTGTCAGCTAACGATTATACTACCACAGAGAAAAGTAAATTATCCGGAATTGAGGCCGGAGCAAATAAATATACTCATCCTACAAGTGGTGTCACAGCAGGAACTTATACACAGATAAAGGTTGATGCAGATGGTCATGTATTAACCGGTAGCAATCCAACAACATTATCCGGCTATGGTATTTCTGATGCCGCAGCGAAGGTACATACACATACAATTTCACAAGTAACAGACTTCCCTGCGGCGATTAAAAATCCAACATCACTTACTCTTATTGTTAACGGAGTAACAACTACATACGATGGTTCTACCGAAAAATCTGTTACTATTAATGAAGGTGCAATGGGTATTGGTATAATTTCTGAAGAAGAAATTGATACCATTATTACTAAATAAGGAGACAATGATATGAAATTTTTATCACATGATGGGTTATTATATTTTTGGACAAAAGTGAAAAATTATATTGATACAAGTACAGCTTCTCTAAAAACAATTGATCCAACTCCAACTTTAAATTCAACTAATTTTGTAACTAGTAATGGTATTAAAGCTGCGATTGATACAAAGGCAAATAGTTCTCATACTCATACTAAAAATCAGATAACAGACTTTCCTTCATTCCCAGATTGTCTCCCGGCTAAAGGTGGCGATGCCGATACGGTTGATGGGAAACATGCTGCTTTCTTTACTCCACTAGAAATCTTTGCAAATGTCACAGATAATTTGGACGGCAAGCTTGATGATCTCAAAGCAGATATTGAAGATCGTTTACCATCAAAAAGCTACACTATTCTCCATACTGGCAATGCTGTTAGAGTTGTAAAGGGAACTTCTACACCGTCGGACACTTCTGTTATTTGGATTGACACTACAAATAAAAAGATAAAAGCATATATCGGCAGTGCGTGGACTGCATTATAAAAAAATTAAAGGGGATTACTCATTATTGAGTAGTCCCCTTTTTTATTTTTAAGCATCTTTTTGTTTCGCAATTATTTTCTGAATTTCTTCAAAGTTGAGTCCTTTGGATTTAAATGCTGTCCAAACTTCTCGCATTTCTAATTCTTCTCTTTCATTGTTAAGTTCTACTAAATGAGTCTTAGCATCTGCTAATTCTTGTTCCAATCTAGCAATATTATTTTCTGTTTCTGCGATTCTTTCGTATACTGATTTACTCTTTCTTGCCATAATATTCTTCCTCCTATTTGAACGTAATTGAATTGGTTAATAAGTTACTCGAATTTCTCTTTAAGTTTTAAATACATCTGATATAATTCGTCATTAGATGGTTTATCATCTTGCTCTTTTTGTCTTGGTGTATTAACATTTAAAACTAAATCTCCGGCAGTTTTAATATTCTTTAATGCTTCAATATTTGTATGTGTATAGATATTTTCTGTGCGAATTGCAGTATGTCCTGCGGCCAAAGCCGTATTAATAACATTTGAATTTGGTGCAGTGTTTGCTAATGTGATTGCAGTATGTCGTAAGGCATGAACGTTTAATCCTCTTTTGCCAGTAGCAGTCGGACGTACATCTCTGTCAACGCCAAGTTTATTACACAGGTTCTTAAATTGAATTTCAAATGTATCCATTGATCTCATCTTCCCATTCTTTATATATGATGGAAATAACAAGTTATCGGGATTTACTCTACACTTTAATGCAACTTGTGAAATCAAATATTCTACGATTTCTTTTGCTAATGGTGTCATGTAAATCAAACGTTCTTTTCCATTCTTAGGAATTTTAATGTATTTTTCAAGACCTTTTTCCTTGTCATTATCTATGAATCTTTCGCTAACAGCACTACGTATTGTAATGATATTTTCTTCAAGATTAATATCATCAATTGTTAGTGCCAAAAGCTCTTGACCTCTCATCATAGTTTCTAGAATAAGTACTACGGCAGCACTATATTCTGATACATTATTCTTATAAGAATCATAGAATTTAACAATGTCTTCATTAGTAAATATTTCTTTTCTAATCTCGGTTTCATCTTTTCGAAAGAACTCATCTTTTCTTTCTTTTTTAGTTTTTGCGAATGATGCATAATCTTCTGCAAAAAGAGATTTGCCATATAAATACTTACTTAATCTCTTGCATAACTGGATTGGAACAGATGCAGTTTTTAAACTTTTATCATGTATAATGGTATCAAAAAAGATCTCAAATTCAACAGTGTTAATCATATTTAATTGTAGTTTACTAATCTTATAATTATAAAAATTAGCATTCATGGTATAGATATAACTCTTATATGTAGATGCTGTTACTTCCGGTTTAACTTCTTTATCAATCCATTCTTCCATATAAGCACCAAATGTTTTGGTCTTATCTATCCTTTGGACGGATTGAGATTCGAACATTTTCTCCCAAGCCATCAATGCTTGTTTACAATTCTTAATTGCTTCTTTTTCAGTTTTACCCTTTCTTTTAATACGTTTAGGATTTCCAGTTTTGGATTCCGGGTTAATGTATTTACTCTGAATAATACATTCCCAACTTCCATCTGGTAAACGTCTTGTGCTTCCGTCACCATTAGAGTTTCTAGTACTTCTGGCCATTTACATCATCCTTTCAAAAAGTGATAGTTGAGTGATAGTTAAAAGTGATACTAGAAACATTATAAAACAAAATAAAAAACCATTCAATTAGCAGTTATTACTAAATCGAATGGCTTTTTATCGTGTTTTAAAGGTTTTTGTTGTGCATTATTGACAAAAATTTAGATTCTACTTGTAGTTAACAACTATAACTAGTATAATTGTTAGTCCTTTTATTTACTAGGGTTCCGAGATACTATCACCTTAAAGTGATAGTTTTAAGTGATATTTAACACATTATCTATCACTTTCAAACATTACAAAACACAATTCAGATATGTATTTGTTTACCTTTCATATCTGCCATGAATCTAAACAAAGCTTCTTTTTCTACATAATATTGTTTGCCAATCTTATTAGCTTCATGCATCTGAAACATAATTTTTAATATCTTAAGTGCTTTATCACTTTCACAATGAAAGATTTTCATGATGTCTTTTTTACCATAGTAAATAGTAGAATCGTTATTCATTTTGTTGTCTGCAAACATTTTACCTCCATATTATACACTATTATAAATTGAATTACCAGTGGTTATTTACCTGTAGATCCAAATCCATTTTCACCGCGTTCAGTGTCAGTTAATTCATCTACTTCTTCAATAAATTTATAAAACATTGTAATTAATTCCTCCTTCGAGTATAGATTTTTAGCATTGATCACATTCTCAATCCTTCCATTTTCTTTGTTACGAACAATTTGATTAATGTGGTTATGAAATGCAACATGTAATCTTTTTGGTATAACATATAGATTAGAAACATCATTATTGAGTCTATCAAAATCTAAATGATGAACATGAAATTCCGGAGACAAGTAATCTATGCCGTCAATTGTTATTTTGTTTTCATTAGTTAATAAATATTGTTCTGCAACAAGTCTGTGTTCAAATACCATATCATCACAATTTTTAAATGGATGATCCAGTTTGCGAATTAGATGATAACCATAATACGATATTTTTTCATCTGACTTCCAGGTGGGGTTCAAATTTCCTTTTAATCCATATTGATGATTATTTTCTCCAATCATTCGTTCTTTGTTTGCAACCGCTTGACATTCACGAGAACAATATTGATGTTGATTTTTATCTATCCAACTTTGTTTTCGATGAAATTTTTTATGACATATTTCACATTCGCAGTTTAAATTTTTACTTTTCTTAAATTTTGCTTCACACTCTTTTGAACAGAAAATATTTTTATATTGCATTCTCTGTTTGTGATAAATTGGCACCTCGGCCGTACACCAAGAACACTGTCGTATTCCTTTAATATTACCTAAGCCGCCTATGACTATTATCTCCCCGTTGTACTACCAAATCCGCCATCTCTAATACCATCTGCGTCATCATCTTCAGTGATACCATACTGCATAAAGATACCCTGCATGAATCCATCTCCGGCTTTAACCTTAACAATTTTTTTCTCGTTGGTATCATTTGTAATCTTGGCAAAGATATGTCCTTCATTGCTGGAATAAAAATAATCACAATCCACAATTCCTACAGTATTGTTTAACTGCATACGAAATTTAAAACCTAATCCGCTACGTGGGAATAACATTAACACATAATCCTCATCCATCTTAGCACGAATACCGGTTGGAATTTTAAGTGTCTCTCCTGGTTCTAATGTGATGTCTTCCGGTGCATAGAAATCGTATCCTGCACTACCTTTAGTAGCTCTCTTAGGCAACTTTAATGCATCATAAACTGCCTGAATGTGCATAATATTTTTTGCTGCATCAGCACCATATACTTCTAAATTGTTTGTCTCAGCATAATCCTTAAGGAACTGTTCGAAACTTACTTTTTCAAATTTTGCGATTCTATTCATGTTACTGTAATTCCTTTCGTAAATAATCTAAATATTTATCCCACTGTCCAATACAGTGAATATATTCCTTACCTTTTAATCCCTTGATTGCCATATCTGCTTTAATGTCTTCCCAAGTATTCTTCTTTGTAGCAAGAGCCTGAAGAAATGTTTTCGTGCTATGTACGAGGGTTATTAGCTCGTTTTGCTGTAATTTTGACACGATTGTTTTGTATCCATTTAAGTCTTCGTCTGGAATAGAATACTTCGCGCGAGGGAGATTTTTCGTGGAATAGGGACTGATATTAGAACCACTAGTCTTAGGTTTTAAATACTGTTCCAGTTCACTCATATACTTAGAATGGAAGCGGAATAAAAGTTCTGAATCTGTTTCTTCTATATTAAATATCATATCCTCTTTACCATCTTCTTTGATCGCCTTAATGATATTTCTGCCACGTCCTTTAGATGGTATGTAAGCCATTAAAATGCTATGACCATAGTACGACACTTGAATGTTATTCTGACAATCAATATATAAATCTACGTCCTCATATGTATCATTAAACTTTCTTGGGAAGGAGTTAGTGCGCTGATCAAATGGACACCGTATACGGTAAGTACCTTTGAATTTGTCAATTAAATATGCCATAGTTCACCTCTACTCTGTTGCCACATATTTCTTTACGTTCTTATTTTCTTTCTGCTTCTTTTTCAAATATGCCAGTGCATCTTCTCTATCAATGAATAATGGTTCAACACTATTATCATTAACATTGAAGAGGAAACTTTGCTTCGTTTTAGTTTCACAAACAGTACAATGGTCATCATATTTTGAAACCATTACTACATCATGAATTTCATAATAACCGAACTTTGGCATAATACGAGCGAAATATAATTTGTCGCCCTTTTGAATTTCTTCATACTGTAACTGGGTCATTTTGTATAATTCCTAATCTTCTTAATTCTTTATCAATTATGTCATGAATTTTACCTAACATTGGTTCATATTTCCCGCAATAAACATAATAGAATGGTGCATAAGGTACACGATTCATATCCATAACATTGAATTGAACCACCCCGGTTAATTCATCAATTGAGAGTTCACATTCCAGAGTTGTTGTCTGTTTATATTTCCAAACGGGGAACCTATGAATATAAGTTCCACCGTCTGGATGAGGGATGTGACGAAATTCTTTATTAGAGAATTTATAATTTACTGGTATAGTTAATGGTTCCATAAAACTACCTCACCTTGCTTTAATGATTCTTGTACTGCTATAATTCTTTGATTGCTGCTTCCTCTAAATTGAAGTGATAAATCTTTTTTATCTTCTTCGAAACGACCATCAACCACAATATCAACTAAACTTAATACTCCAGATCGCAGGAGATTATTTCTTGTATTTGCTCCTACTGGTTCACAATATAAATAGTTAAGAGGTTTGATTTCATAATCATCATCTGCATCAACATAAGTACGTGAACCTGTCTTTACGGTATAGCCGGTATATAACCAAATAGTTTTATCAGGGAAGGTTGTATTTATCTTTTTTATTAAGTTATATACGTCTTCCACATTCTCATCTGCTAATGATTCTCCACCCAAGATAGACACCCTTTTAATATACGGCCGATCAATTAACTTAAGAAATTCTTGTTCTGTTTTTTCTGTCCATTCCTTGCCACCATTAAAATCCCACGTTTCAGAATTGAAACAGCCTGGGGCAATGAAACTTGCATCCTTGTACGAACAAGGAGATACCTAAACTCTCACCGTTCGACACATCCATGCTTCTAATATCTGCGTACCGAATGCTAATCACACTCCTTATGAGAGATGTCATCTAAATGATATACTCTATCATGAACATCGCCATAACGACCTTGATTACCACCGTTCTTTGCAGTGCCAATATAACCACAAACTCTAAATGCAATATCCATTGTAGAAGAATCTTCGTTATGGCACTTAGGACATTTCCAAATTAATTTACCGTCCTTATCAATCAATGGAATGTCTCCGGTATATCCACACTTAGTACAGTAACAACTTTTTGTATTGATTTCAGCGTACATAATATTTTCATACATATACTTAATTACTTCTAATAATGCAGGAATATTATGCTGCATACTTGGTGTCTCAATGTAAGAAATAGCTCCTCCCGGAGAAAGCTTCTGGAACTTGGATTCGATTCTTAATTTCTCAAAAGCATCAATCTCTTCAAAGACTGGAATATGGTATGAGTTAGTTATATAGTTGCGGTCGGTGATACCTTCAATAACACCAAAACGACTCTTTAATTTCTTTGCGAACTTTTCCGTGGTTGCCTCTAACGGAGTTCCGTACAAACTATAATCAATGTTTTCTGCAAGTTTCCACTGAGCACACTTGTCATTTAAAGCCTGCATTAATTCTAATCCAAATTTTTCTCCAACACCTTCATCAGAATGGGAACAACCAGTCATATATTTTACACATTCATATAAGCCTGCATAACCAAGAGAGATCGTGGAGTAACCATCATATAATAATTTATCAATAGCTTCTCCCTTATTTAATCTTGCCAGTGCACCATATCTCCACAAGATAGGGGACACGTCGGAAGGTGTTCCTAATAATCTGTCGTGTCTAATTCTTAAAGCCTTGTGACACAATTCAGTTCTTTCTTCAAATAACTGCCAGAACTTATCAATATCTCTTTCCGAAGAAAGGGCAATATCTGGAAGGTTTAGTGTAACCACACCTTGATTAAATCTTCCGTAATATTTATGTTTGCCGGGTTCATAGTTCTTTGCATTGGCGATATTACCAATACCATTTTCAGTAAATCTATCTGGTGTAAGGAAACTTCTACAGCCCATGCAAGTATAAACGTCACCTTTGAGTTCTAACATTACTTTTTCAGAAATATAATCCGGAACAAGTCTCTTTGCAGAGCATTCAGCGGCAAGTACGGTAAGATACCAATACGGAGCATCTTCTGTAATGTTATCTTCTTCAGTTACATAAATAAGTTTTGGAAAGGCTGGTGCAATGAATACTCCATCTTCATTCTTTACCCCCTCTTTTCTCTGAACAAGAACTTCCTCAATTAACATTGCAAGGTCATGTTTTTCTTGTTCATTCTTAGCTTCATTTAAATACATAAAGATAGTAATAAATGGAGCCTGACCGTTGGTTGTCATAAGGGTCGTTAACTGGTATTGAATTGTTTGAATACCTCTTCGAATTTCTTTCTTTAATCTGTTATTGGTTATATAAGATACTTCTACAAGATCCTCATTATATTCACTAATAAGACCATTATCATATAATTCAGATGTAACCTCTGTTCTAATTTTCTTTCTACTTACATCAACAAATGGAGCCAAATGCGCCAATGAAATACTTTGCCCACCATATTGTGTAGAAGCAACCTGAGCAATAATTTGTGTCGTAACAGTACATGCTGTAGCAAAGCTATGTGGTTTTTCAATTAATACTTCGCTAATAACTGTTCCGTTCTGAAGCATATCTTCAAGGTTGACAAGATCACAATTATGCATATACTGCGCAAAATAGTCTGCATCATGAAAATGTAAAATGCCTTCGTCATGAGCATTGACAATTTCCGGAGGGAGCAAATATCTTCTTACGGCATCTGTACTAACAATACCTGCCATATAATCACGCTTTGTTGTATTTAACATTGGATTTTTATTGGCATTTTCTGCCTTCCAATAGTCATTTTCATCACTTAAAAGCTCTAAAATATCATTATCAATTGTGTTGGCATTATCTCTCTGAAATTCTCTGATGCTTCTATAACCTTCATAAGCTTTTGCGGTTAAACGTTGCTTTTTAGTAATAAGCTTATCATATACAAGACCTTCAATTTCAGAAACACTCACTTCTTCTCTGTCTTGAAATTCTTCATAAATTTCATTTGCAATATCTTCTGCAATCTTTGGTTTTACAATGCCAGAACCATTTTTCATAGCCTTTAAAATTGCAGAAGAAATTTTATCTTTATTAAATTCTACTTCTGTACAATCCCTCTTTACTACAACCATGTTGTCACCTCTACTCTACTAAAAATCCATTATCTTTCATAAGTTCTCTAATCTTAAGTGCTTCACCATCAGCTTTTTCATGAATGGTCAGTGTTAAATCTCTGCCAACATTTAAACTAATTAACCCCATAAGACTATGACCATCTACAGTATAACTGTCGATGCTAACATCTAAGTCACTTTCAAATGGCAGTACCATTTTATAAAATTTTTCGATACCAACAATATCTTTTAAGTTGATTTTTAACTTCATAATTTCACTCCCTTCTAATCAGTTATTTCTACTTCATATCTTAATAATGCTTCATATAATTTATCAGGAATCATCCCCTTATACTGTTCTGCAACAATTTTTATATACTTTTCTTTCATTGTTTTGTAATGTTCAAAAGCTCGTTCTGGTGTATCAAAACTTTGATATGTATACGTTTTGTCTCCCATATGAAACTGGACTATATATCTATTACCTCTTTGTTGTACTCCAATTGGCAGATTGCCACGCCATGCATCACATTTTGTAAAAAGATTGTTAATTCTTTGTGGAACAAAACAACAATATTCGGGACAATACTTCTTATTTCCTTTTAAAAGTATATCTTTATCAAGAGCCATTTTTTCATTCGAAATTTCATAATAATTATTATTAAACCATTTTTCAAATGTTGCAAAGCATAACCATTCATCACATACATATTTATCTTTGTATGTTGGTTGCGTACGCTGATAATGTTCAACATCATAACATCGTTGAAGCATTGACTGCCAAGTGTCAAATGATTTTTTACATTCGTTATTCAAACTCGTACACGTATTACCAATATAACCTACCCCATATATGTCTTTCACATATGGATTGCGAACATTCCCATCTGAAAAATGTCCATATTTTGTACGAACTTTAAATTTAAATTGGTCTTGAAATTCTACAATAATATCATCCGCTTTATTGTATTCAACAATTTTCATTAACGAATTTTGTTTGTTATAATTAGATTGACCCAGCCTTGCTTCTTTTTTCTTTTTGTTTGTTACTGGCGGCATGTTGCTCCCTTCATTTATCTTCTTTGTTCTAAATCTCTAGCAGCGTGAAGCTGCTGTTCTTTTAAATCTTCCAATAATCTTTTTTCTGTCTTATAAATCAGCCAAATTTCTTCAGCTAAAATAGTTGGGGACTTACGTCCATTATTTTCAATAGCATAGTTATAATACTGATCAATATCTGCAAAATCATTATTATCAGCGACTAATCTTCTTTCAGCTTCTAAAGGATTATCCCCGCGTTGAATCAACCGGCCACGAATAATATCCTCATTAGAGTGGATATAGAATACAGTCAAATCTAAATTTGATTGGCTCTTAAGATATTTTAAACCGTCAGGATTCACAATAATTACACTATCTTCGTCAACAAAACTATCTTTTGCAGTCCCATAATGCCAGATCTGATTATTAATTACTTGGTACGAGGTTGTCTCTTCAAAGAACCCTTCTTCTTTCTTTTTCGTGAATTCTTCTTCGGTAATAAAATGGTATTCAACACCATCTGTTTCACCCTGTCTCATTGGTCTGGTAGTATAACTGATAATTGGTTTCATGTTACAAATGCGGGTAAGTTCTTGCATAATAACATTTTTTCCGCTTGAAGTTTTTCCTACTAATGCAATGATATTAATCACGCTCCTTTCTCGTCTATGTTGTCATTAATCTTCATACTATTGTCATAACTATATTCACCCTGATACTTTTCCTCTAAGTGTTTTCTATACTCAATTGCATCTTGTTTGTTTTGAAAACCACGAGTGTAAGTTTGGTGTGCGACCTGTAAATAAGCCATCCATCTGTTATGTCGTTTGTCATAATAAACACCTTTTACGCCACTTGTATTATCTATACGTAATTTTGTATTGGCTTGATTTTGTTCTCTTGATACTAGTCGTAAATTTTCTACACGATTATCAGAAGGATTATGATTGATGTGATCTATATGGAAATCTGGAAAATTAAATATTAATCTGTGTAAAGAAATATAATTGTTATTTTCGTCATGTGCTTCAACATAACCATCGTATTTAACATGCCAATTATATTTTTTAATTTTTTCATAATTACATAAATCGAAAATAAATTGTTTTCCATTCGAATCAAATCCAATACCATACCCACCAGATAAATCATAAACATTAAATTTACGATTTAATTCTTTATTTCTTTTCCCAATTTCTAATATTAGACACCCACATGACTTTACATAGCCAGCTTTTAAATGTTTTTCTAAAATATTGTTTTTCATTTTCCCACATTCACATATACAATTCCATGTACGTCGAACACATGTATGTTCAATGCCATCAGATGTCCATTTTTCAATGTAATCTTCTCCGGCAGAAACTACTGTTAATCTACCAAAAGTTTCTCCAATTAAATTTACATCTTTTCGTCTAAGGCACCCACAAGATTGTGTGCCATCCTCTGATAAATTTCCAATATTAACAGTTACACGTTCTCCGCAGTCACATAAACATTTCCAAAAATAACTTCTAACACCTTTTTTTCGTTCCTGTTTATTTCTTTCTTCGTCTACTTCAAGTGCAACCAATCTACCAAATCTTTGTCCGGTAATATCTTTAAACTTCGCCATGCATCCTCCTTTCATCTTCTTCTCTATCTTTTTCACTCTGAGCTGCTACATTACATAACGCGGCCGTAAAAAATCCAATTGCTCCACCAATAAAAAATGCTACAATAGCCCAACTAAAATGAATCATGTTTCCTCCTCTCCCAGCATCAACTGTCTGAAATAAGGAAATTCTTTTACCTGTTCACAAAACTCTCTCCACTCAGGAAGACGATGATTAGACCTCTGTGACACAATAGTTTTTAACTGTCTATAATTCGTTGTCATTGCGGCAGTTAATTTAAATCCACATGGATTTGTGTACAGTAACTTTAAATAATCTTCCTTATCTTGCGTCTCATTGTATCTATCCTTAAGTTCATTCATAATCTGAATAACACGAGGATCTACATATTCAATGTACTGTTTGTCTAAATCAAATTTTGCAATTCGATGCATTGTTGACTGACTAGAAATGAAATCTAAGAAATGATATCTTTCCGCTTCTGTCCATGCCTTAACAGTAAAAGTTAAATCAAACTGGGCAATAATTCCGGTTGTGAACTGGTCATGCCCTTCACCCTTTCCAGATGATGCAAGTTTTACTGTTGTTGGAGTAATACGACTATCAGCTTTAGATAAATCTGTAATCATTGGAAACTTACTCCCTCTGATGGCGTTGTCTAATCCATAAATTTGTACGTTACTAATTACCATTATACCCTCCATTTAATTATGCGTAGTTTAAATTTATTTATAAAACCAATGAGCATCGTCTGAAAAAAGATACTCTTGGTTTCTATGCGCCCATGACTTACCTTTTGTGCTGTCAAAGAATAAAGCACCTTGTGCAGTATCTCCGGAAAATGCAATTTGACATGCGAGAATTGTTTCATCTGTAACAGTTACTTTCTTATATCTGCCATTTGTTACAACTTCAAATTGTCGTTTTGCCATAATACTTTTAGTGAGATCTCCACCCCACCATCCAGCATTTAATCTATTGAAGATAACCGATGCAACATGACTTTTACACATTACACAATAATCAGTAGCTTCTGCTTCTACTACTCGGAATAACAAATCTAACTCATCCTCTGAATATGTATTATATAAAGTTACCTCGCCAGATGAGAACAGTTCTAAATTATCATAAACTCTACGTAATGCTTCCTGAATTGCCAACTCTCCTACATCCGGTAATTCAACTCTTTCTTCTATATTAATAGGTTCTGGAATTGGTGTTGCCGTTGGTTCCGGTGTAGCTGTTGGAATCACTGTAATAGTCGGGGCAATGGTTGGTTGAATATCAACCTCATCAATCTCGACCTCTTTAGCATAATATCTCAGAATAAAAAAGAAGCATATAAAGCAGCCCCAAAGAATTAGTTTGAAACATAGCTTTTTGTTCATGCGCCACCTCTTTTAATTATGTCTAGTTTAGAAAACTCATCATAATGGATTCTTTTCTTCTTAGTTCGTTCACAGCACTTGGAACATTCATTGTACTGGTAATCTCTGTCCTTTTCAAAATGAAGGACATTCTTCATCTTCTTGCCACATTTCCTACAAAGCATATCTTTCGTTCCTTTCCAAATAATGGTTTTAATTATGTCTAGTTACCTTGTGAGTTAAATATAACATAAGAAAAATAAAATGTCAATACCTGTTTATTTAATTTTGCGTAGTTAAATAATCTTCTTCTAATGCCTGTCTAGTAGACTCTTCCATTTTCTGTTGTTGAATAGTCCGATTACTTAAGCACCAACTACAAGTACCATGGTTCCGGCAGGAACAATCAAATGCCTTAGAACCGATATAAGGTTTTCTTTTTTCTTTACCATGCTCAATAGCTTTATCAAGACTCATAACTACTACCTCTTTTTTAATTATATCTAGTTTAAAATATTGGTAGAATTATTGTAAGACCATTCACCAAAATATTTCTCTTCAGCTTCTTTACGAACTTTAACTGCATCTTCAAGTTTATCAAACGATCCCAAATGTTCACGCATAATATAGGCGACCCATTTTTGAGATTTTTTATTCCAAGTTACTCCCGTAGTTCCGGACGAGTTATTTATTTGTAACCCTTTATTCCAATTATTGTGTTGTGGGCTAAGAGATTTTAAATTTTCTTTTCTATTGTCTTTTCTATTACGATTAAAATGGTCTACTTGTATTTCTGGGTTGTTTTCGTCCATAATAAGTCGATGCATTATGATATATTCATCATCACATGTACTATACATATATCCATTACTATTGGTACTCCAACAATAATCTTTAATTCTGTCATAGTCTTCTAAATCAAAATAGAATTCCTCATTATCATTAGATGAATATCCTATTCCATAATCCCCACTCAAATCATAAGTGTTATATTTCTTATTTGCTTTATTACGTTCTTTCATAAATTCTTTATGAACACAACCACACGATTTAGGAAGAACTGCTGTTTTTCTAAGACTTGCTCCACGCATTGTAATAAAATTTCCACATTCACATTTGCATAACCATCTGGAATTACCTGAGTTAGTATTTTCTTCTCGTCTTATTACAGTTAATAACCCAAACTTTTGACCAGTTAAATCAATACATTCACCCATTTTTCAACTGCTCCTTATACTGTCTGATTACTTCGTGAGTGATAATGGTCATATTCGGTTTGGCTTGAGAGTATGTATCCCACTTTTCGTAGTTATTAATATCGGTTTCAAAGGCATCACCAATACTGACCTCATATTCTCGCCTTCCATATTCCTGCCAAGCAATCGTCCTATTAATTTCCTCAACCAAGGCTTCAAATCCGTATAAAGCAATTTCTTCTTTTCCTAAGAATTTATTTTCGTATTGAACGATATGTTTGAATTTCTTAGGTGCTCTCAGATATTTTCTTACTGCCTTTTCAGTCCATTCCTGAACACGAATATTGTTGAAGATATTATACATAATAACTTTCTTTTTATTACAATCATAATTCAAAACATAAAATTCAAACTGCATTATTTACCTCCGTAAAAATTATTACATTGTGCCCATTGCTCTGGAGTTAATTTTCTCATTGATAATTCGTACATATCGCCATTGTTCATATGTACAAATACTCTTCTTCTATCACACCAAGTTTCTTCTTCTACTGTTTCAACATATTCCAGTGCATAATTACTATCTCCCGGAGAATAAAAACTTTCATCAAAACAGCTTCCATTACGTTCCGTATCATAAAAAGCAACTTGTAGTTCTTTCACTCTGCATTTACCATTATTGTCGTACCACATTATCTCACCTCCGGATCAAATTCTGTATTTATTCACCGTATTTAACATATCTTTCAAACGCTTCTATAAAAGCATCTCTACTCATAACCTTGTGGGCATATTCAGTATATACTTCACCGAACTGGTCATATTCAAATATTTTCTCATAGATGCCATCCGGTTCCACAAAGTATTTTGGTTCGCTGCGAGAAACAGTGTAACGTAACGTAGCTTCTTTTGCCAGTTCTAAAGGCATTGTAATATTCTTACCATTGTAATATAATTCGTTTGTTGACATATATCCTCCAATCATCAAATGCTGCTTTTATCAATCCACATAATCCGTAAATTCTTTTCTACAACATAAGCACTTTACTGTTTGACACTCTACTATACCACTTGGTAAAAATTCAAACACAAACTGTTCGCCTGCTGTTGCACGAGATACACAACCTTGCTCTCTATGCTTTTCTATCCACTTATCTATTTTTTTACTTGTTTCAAATTTCATACCTTCACCTCGAATCCGAATAAAACTTTGTTTTTATTTATCCAAAGGACATTCATCAGGACAATCCGTACACATCGGACAACAACCAAATATTTCTGCGTACTGTCTTCCAACTATATTTTGAATATCATCAATAATGTCATCAGCCAACTCTTCAATAGTAATGTCTGCATGAACATTCAGGTCGTATAAATCTTGTATTAATTTATCTCTAAACTCTTTCATAATTCCTCCGAATCAAAGATTTATTTTATTTACTATTCATTTAAAATTTGAATTGCTTGTCTGATATGTTTATTAGCCAAACCACTCCACTTCATCTCGGAACAAGCAATGTAACCCTCATAATCTTTATGCGAAGTTTTAACTAAATGGTTGTCTGCAAACATTTGCAAATCCGCATCTTCATCATCCAAAATGACATAATTCTCAATTTCATACCT